TCAAGCGTGGTGGCGGCGGTGATTTCAATCACGCCAAGGTTGGGTTTGTATTCGGAAGCCATGTTGTTTCCTCCTTACGAAACGGTGTTATCATAGACGGCCCCGGACGACTTCTCATTCTTGCAAATGAGGGTCAGTTCGGTGATGATCTGGCGCTTTTCGCTGTCGCCAGTCTTGGCCAGTTCGGTGTTGCGGGTCGGGCGCAGAACGCCCACGGCCCACATGTCATCCTGCATCACGAACACGTCGCGGCTGCGGTTTTCGCGCGTCGGCATGAATTCCACAGTGCCCCAAGGGGTCACATAGACGGACATGTGCTTGATGACCTTCTCGGCCTCAGCGGTCACGTTCGAACGCTGGTTGTTGTTGCCGGTGAAAGTCAGAGCCTTGTTCATCTGGAACGCCGACAGATAGACGGTATCCGGCTTTCCGCCAGAAACCCAGATCGCCTGCATCACGCTGTCGAACTTCGTCTGATCAAAAGCAGTCGGAGTGCCGTCATCGGTGCGGGCGTTGGTGCCGTCGCCGGTCGGGTCAGCACCCGAAGAACCGGACTGGAAGTTGGTGTTCGTGGTCATCCAAGCCGGAACGCCTGCCAAACGACGAGCGGCAACCGACGAGCCTGCCGAGCGTGCTTGGTTTGCAAACAAGGCCTTCTCAATGTCCAGCTTCTGCTCCTTGGCGATCTTCAGCACCTGGTAGGCCATTTCGCGTGCGCGACCGGCTTTATTCAAGCCATCGTCGGTGCCGGGGATGGCAACGGAATTCTTGAAGATCTGCGTGTAGTTGCCCAAGCGGGTCGTGACAGAACGCGCTTCCGGGGCGGTGTCGCCGCCTTCGATATGCGCGTTGTCAGCGGACGAACGCAGAGCATCGGTCTGCCATTCGTGCAGCGTGTTGGTTGCCTTGGCCTTGCCGCAACGGGTGTAGAACGGCGTTTCCTCGGGCGAGATGTCGTAGATGATATCCTGCAAATCTTCGCGGATACCTTTCACGTCGTAGCTGTCAAGCGTGTTGGTTGGCTGTGCCATGATCCAAATCCTCTAACGTTTCATTTGAACAGAAGATCGATGAAAGCTTCGGGCTTTCCACCATTCTTCCGTGCTGCGTCGATCTGCTTTTTCCGAACAATCTGCTGCGGCTCAACGCGCCGCATGGATGGTTTGATTGACTTGGGCGCAACGGGTGCCTGTTTGGTCCGTGCGGCCTGCAATTCGCGCCATTTCATCGCGTCGTGTAGGACCAAGACATGACGAGCGTCAATGATGCCCCCCAGTTCTTGGTCAGAGAAACCGTAAGCCTCGGTTGCTGTTGATCTGATTTTGGCCGTGACTTCACGGGCCTTGTTCGGATCGGCAAACTCTGGAATGCGCGACTGCAAAACTTTGCCTTGATCTGCAACAAACTCAGCCATTGCTCTGTCCTGCATTTGGCGCTGTGATGCTGCCGTCTGCTGGATTTGGTATTGCTGGGTCTGAAACTCGTTCAGGTCTTTGCGATAGCGCGCCTCTGCCTGCATGTAGCCGATGGGGTCTTTGTCCATCATGGCAATGTCAGGCGCTTGCGGTGGTGCCTTGAAACCCTGCGATTGGATGGTTTGCACCACCTGCATGAATTTCGATTGCTCGGTTTGAAGGGCTTCGTAAAGCTCCGTTGCCTGTTTACGGGCTTCGGCTGCTTCTTGCATACCCTTCTGGATATAAGCCTGACCGGAGAATGAACGTTTTAGGTCGTCCAGCGTTACATCGACTTCCTTGCCGTCAACCTTGACGGTGTATTTCGATGGCGCTTGTTCCTGTGATTCCTCTTCGTTTTCGGCTTCGACTTCTTCCGGCGCGTCAACCTCGGTTTCTTCGCCTTGCGCTTCAGTCTCTTGCGCTTCCAATTCCGGCTCAATCGCAGGGGCTTCCTGCGGTGTTGCATCCGGCTTGGGTGGTTCCTCCATGATCAACAGCGAATTTACCGCTGCTTCCATTTGTTCAGTCGCTTCCATTGCGGTCCTGAGCCTTTTTGTCTGCGACCTTCTCAGCGTCGATGCGCGTTTGAATAGCCGCAATGAATGTTTCAACAGCCCGAACCGCCTCATGCGCCCGCGCTATTGCTGTTATATCAGATGCCGGGTTCAAAAACAATTGCACCGCGTCGTTCCTGATTTCATCGCAGATTGCGGTGAAAGGCTCGTAGCCCTCAAGCTGGCGGGCCTGTGTCGCGCGCTGGCGAATATCAAGCATTTGGCATCATCCCCATCGGCTGGCCCATCGGCTGGCCCATTGGCTGCGTCATTGCCTGTTGCGCGCGGATTTGCTGCTCGTTCAGGCGAATGCCACTGTTGGCGAGTATTTTTGCAGCCTCAATGGCGAGGTCTTGGATCATCCGATCCCGCTCCCGATCGTCCTGCATTTGGGCCTTCACGAAGTCCATTTGCATCTTCTGTTGATCTGCCTGCACCCGCGCCGATGTCTTCATCTGCTCGGCCTGCAAGAATGCCGCGTTGGGGTCGCTTGGTTGTTGCTGCTGGCCCTGCGCCGCCTGGGCGGCCTGCATCATCAACTGTTGCTCCATCTGCGGGTTCATCGGCTGGTAATACCGCTCCGCATTGTGCATCCCGCCGTGGCGCAGGATGTCGGCTAGGGTGTTGCGGATGTTGGTCATCGTAACAACGCCATTCTGTGGCCCGTAGGCCTGCCAGATGCCCATTTGCGTTTGCAGCGTCTCACGCAGCACCATCGCCCGCTCTTCGTGCTTGTTAGTGCCGATGCCGACGTTAACGGTCAGGTCAGTGTCAGCCGACCATGAACGCGGGTCAACCGGCACAAACTCGCCGTTGATGCGCATCATCTCTTCGCCGCCGATGTGCTGCTTTGCCAGCTTGGCAATGATCTTGAACGCCTGCTTATAGCCGCCCTCTGCCAAGTGACGCGCAATCAACTCAGAAACCTGATTGGCGGCCTGCACGGCTGCATTGACGCCCTGCGCCGTCTGGGATTGCAGCACGTTGGCATCCAGCCCCATACCGGCCCCAGAAACGCCCGTCTTGGCCCGGATCGCCTCATCGTAATAGGTGATTGCAGGCAACAGACCGCCAGCCATGCCGCCGATGGTGATTTCCCGCAAGGCCGACACGTCTTTGGTGCGGATGACCGCGCCAATCTCGTTGTTCAGCACGTCGTCCATGTTCACAAGTTGAGAGTTTACCACCATGCGGGGGTTGTTGATCAGCGCCATGTTATCCAGCAAGCCGCGCAACAGGGCCGTGGCTGCGTCCTGATCGTCAGTGATGATTTCCACCAGCGACCGACCAAAGAACGCATGGGCCTCGGGGTCAACTTCAAACACCGCAAACGGCATCTGGTCGCAAAGTTCATATTCAAGAAGTTCATAGCTGCCGCCGCCGCAAAGGAACTTGTAGAGGCGCGGGATGCCCGTCCCTTCGATGTCCATCTTCATGTAGGCTTCGGTCAGCGTGATCTTTCGCATGGATGGGTCATTGGCGTCTTCGTCGGTGTCGGTTGAATCCCATCCCAAACGCTGCAAGGTTTCCTCCTCGTCAACCCGACCGTCTGTAGTCCCGCCCATATTATAGACGGTTTCAAAGTCAAACCCCATCGCCACAACATCGCCCACCCGCATTTCCGCGCTGTGGCCGCAAACATAACAATCCTCGATCCCGGATGCATTCCGGTCCACAAAGAAATCCTCCGGCGCTACCGCATCAATGCGGATTTCCTTGCTGCGGGTTTCTTTGGCAACTTTCAGTTCATACATCGCTGGCATGATGGTCATGCCCATTTCGTCAATCGTCGCCTCCTGCGTAACTTCTTCCTCCAAGATTTCAATCTCGGGGTCCATCCGCAGGAACTGCACCTGATCTTCGGTCAGGTCGCTGTATTCGTCGATTTCAACCGTGGCAGGCTCGTCAACGTAGACCTTCCAGATGCCGACCTTTTTCTTCAGTGCGTCGTCAATAACGTCAGACAAGATCTGGAAGCCGTTGTTGCGCTCAAAGACATAGGCCGCGTAATTAGTCTTCTGCTCGGCTTCCTGCACGGCCTGCGGTTTACGCGGCACAAACTCAACCGGGCGGCCAGACTGCAAGAACACGCGCATCAGCGACGGCTTCACCGCGCGGATGGTGTCCCGGCATTTTGTGGCGACAACCTGCGAGCGGCCGTCCTCGGCCTCCAGATCCACCTGGCCGTCAAAGTATTTCTGCGCCTTGATCCGCTGGGGTGCGATTTCGGACTCAACGAAGTCAACCGCCTCGGTGATGGCGTTCTTGATCGTGTTCTGGATCTGGTCGCGGGTGAGCTTCTTCGGCTGCATTTGTGTCTCCGTTATTGTGCGAGAAGGCCGGGGACGGTGCGCCCAGCTTGCGTTAGCGTGCGGAGCGGATCACGAAGCATGGCCTGCATTGGGTTGCTCCGCATTACCATTTGGCCAACAGCCGGGGCCAAAGCACCGCCAACACCACCGATAATTGCGCCGATCGGGCCAAGACCGGCTCCAATTGCACCACCAACACCTGCGGCCCCAAGAGCGGCTGGTAAAGCCTCAGAGATAGACCGCACGCCGCCAGGAAGCGTTGCTGGCGCAGGGCGCAGGGTTGCAGCCGCCGACCGAGTGAAATCAGTCATGGGCGTGGATCGGCCGGTTGCATATGCCTCACGGCCCT